CAGAATGTCCTCGGCCAGCAAGCCGACGAATCGACCGATGATGAATTTGATCCGGACCTACCTTACTAGGAACAAACAATGACCGATTTTGACGAAGCAACAATGCGAGCGTTATTTACGCTGGCGAAGATTGAAGTTCTCAGGGTGTGGCGACTTCCAAACGGTTACTACAAAAACGACCCGGAAGCAAACAGGAAAAGCCCCTGGTGGCTGGTGAAGACTTCGGCAGGCTTAGTTGAAATCGGCTGGCGCAAACGAGTGATTGCAATCGACTGGAGCGATACCTCGATTCGTGAACTGATCACGGCAGATGATGTAACCAAAGATGAAACAATGGTTCACGCCTGGGGGAGCCTAAAGGCCGTCGAGTACTTGCAACGACTTGCTGGATGTTTTCTGGTTGAGCATCCGATTCCGATCGGCGACTTGGATCCTAGCCAATGAAGTCAACTTGGTTCGGAAATAAACAACGCTACGAATTTGCCAAGCTGATCCAAGAGGCCGACTACTCGATGCACGGCTGGGATCTCTATCATTCGTGGCTACAGGTTGCCAGCGGTTCGATGCGTCAGGCTTGCCATGTTATGCGAACCGGCGTGAAAGACGAACGGATCGAACAGACGGTTATCGAGCACCAGAAGCGGGTCAAGCATCCTGAGAACTTCGCTCGGGCGATGGGGGTGCTTGTCGCTGCTCTGGAAAAAGAGAGTGATGATTTTCTTGGCTCGGTTCTGATGGAGTGGGGCCAAAACGATGTGCGATTTAAGGGACAATGTTTTACGCCGATGGCTGTCTGTCGGATGATGGCGGCGTTAACCATTGGGGATCGGAAGCCGGACCCGGACAAACGGCTGATGATATCCGAGCCAGCGTGCGGGGGCGGCGCGATGGTAATTGCGACTTCGGAAGTACTCAAGGCGAACGGATTTTTCCCCTGGAACTATCATTGGCAGTGCGTCGATGTGGACTGGAGGATGTTCGCGGCGTGTTACATACAGACGACCCTCCTGGGAATTCCTGCGGAGGTAGTTCATGGCAACACGTTGAGCCAAGAGCGATGGGACACGGCTGAGACGATTTCGGCGGTGTTGTACCCATTGAGGAAAAGACCATCGGTGCGAATCGATGAGCCGGTGCAGGATGAGATTGTTACCGAGTCCGTTGGGCTCGGGGAGTTTAAGCAACTGACTTTATTTTAGGAAGTATCGAGTTATGGGACGAGAAGTAAGAAGAGTACCGAAGGACTGGAACCCGCCAAAGAGCGAATCTCATCCAGATAAGTTTCTGCCGCATTTCGACAAAGACTTTAAGTCTGCGTGCGAAGAATGGAAAGCAGGATACGAAAAGTGGAAAACGGAACCAAGAGACGACTGCGAATACTGGGAGTGGGATACTCCACCGGATCGAGATTACTACCGGCCAGCATGGACCGACGAAGAGCGAACGCATTTAATGCTGTACTCGACGACCACGGAAGGAACTCCAATGTCCCCGGCGTTTGCGACACCAGAAGAATTGGCAAGATACCTAGCCGACAACAAGGTGTCTTCGTTTGGAAGCTTCACGGCAACTTATGAGGAATGGCTCAAATTCTGCTATGACGAATCACCAGCTCCATCCCTGGTGGTAAAAAATGGCGTGATGGCTTCCGGGGTACAGGCAATCTAGCAATCTGAAAATCATGCTACCAGACATATCCGAAATCATTCAGGAAACGAATCGCAAGTTCAATGAAATGTTTAGCGACATTGATATTCCGCATCGGCGTTGCTTGCACTGGGCTGTGGTAACTTGCATGGTTCTGAGAGAGCACGGACACCGAGCTTGCATCAATGCAGGAACAGCGAACTTCCGAGCAAACTACCTGCCGGACCCATACCCTACTCACATCGGATTCTTCTGGCAAAACGAATCGCCAAGGCAACTTGCAGCGCGGGTAATGTCAGGCAGCCTCCCTGAGATGCACTGCTGGGCGGTGATTCCAGAGCTGAGGATGATTATCGATCCGACTGTCCAGTTCCTGAAAACAATTGCTGAGGAATCAGGGATCGAATGGGCTTTTGGGGATCCGGGTACCGATCAATGGTTAGTTTCGTCTGATCCAAGCCATGACTATCGGTACGAAGCAAATCATTTGGCCTGTGTGCTTGCGGATCACTTAGCAGGACAGATCCTCGTTGCGCACCTAGAAGCTCGACGAGTCAGCGAACCGCATAACGTCCTCTGAATTCAGCGTGACAAATCCTAGTCCAGTCCAAGCCATAATCCCGACAGCGATGTGAACCAAGTTCGCCGGTGTGTCGGATGAGTCGATCGACATAAGGGAGACGATCGGCCGCTCGGACTGGACGCCGTAAAGATACCGGGCCGCATCGCGCTTCATGCAGACGCCTTCTAATTTTGCGACGTTGCTTTTTTCTGCACAGTTTCTAGCCCACTCGACGGTCGAGTAGTTCACGCCGTTGATGATTTCGACCTGTAGATCGTACCGATGCAAGATGCTCTTGGGTGTTGGCCGGCGCTCGAAGAAGTACGACGATTCGGCGATCGTAATGTACCCTTTTGGGGTTTCATGGTACTTGATTGGGGGGATGGTAAGCTGATCGATTCGGCGTTTGAGTCCTCGATCGTATTGCCAGCGGTGACGACCGGAGAGATGGGCTATGACGGTATTGCGGCTTAGGCCGAGTGTGGATGCAATCTGCTTTTTCGGGTATCCTCGGTGGGCTTGGAAGTGGATCTGATAGATGGTCTGGTTGTCGCATCGCATGGTGAGCAACTCCGGGCTAGTATTGCGGTGAGGGAAAAACCATGAACAAGATCGTCGAAACGCTGCAAGAGTCTCAAAGTCTAATCGAATCCTGGGGCGATGTCATTGACGTCACGGAGTTCATGACCGACACGCCGGGTTTCTTCCAGGCGAACTCCCTGGGCGTTTACACGCAGATTTACGACCGGGCCGATGGGCGGTACAGGCCGGTCTACACGAACGAATCAGACCTGAAAATCATCCGGGCGATGGGCTGGCTGCTTGTCGAGCGGGTTCCGATGGCCCAAGCCTGGATCAACCGGCTGCTGGATTACACGATCGGGACGGGGTTTGACTGGACGATCAAGGCCAGCGATAAGCGACTGGAAAAGGCGATCCAAGCCTATGTGCGCGAAACCCTGGACAACTCGAAGTGGTCCTCGGAACTGGAGCGCGAGAGCTACGCCAGGGAGGTCGGGGAAGGGGAATGCCTGATCGAGCACGTTTACGAAAACGGCCAATGCTTGGCGATTGTTTGCGAGGCCGACGAGCTGACCGAACCGGCTGCGAAGAACGAGCTCGAAGACTGGATCGGAATCGATTACGTTCCGTCCTGGAGCTTCGGTGTTTTGACCCGGGAAAACAGGCCTCAGAATCCGATCGGGTATCACTTTGTCCGAAACGCAACCGGAACTGACTGGGATTACGTGACGGCTGACAGAGTGTCTCACTGGAAGCGGAACGTCCGATCGCGGGCCAAGCGAGGGTTCTCGGATTTCTACAAGCCGCACCTGTACTTGCTCAGGGCCGATAGAGTGCTGACCAACACGGCAGAAGGGGCAGCGACCCAAGCGGCGATTGCGTACATCGTGGAGCACAAGGACGGCCAGCAACGGCAGGCAGAAAACATCATCAAAAAGTTCTCGGCGCCGACAGGTCGAGTCGACCCGATGACCGGCATCATGGAACGCAAACGGAAAATGAAACCAGGAACACGCTTGGACGTTCCGGTAGGGCAAACCTACAAGGCCGGTCTGCTCGGCGCCAACAACTCAGCGATCTATATCGAGGTGATGGAGGCCGCTTTGAGGCTTGCCGGCTCGGTTCATTCGTTCGTCGAGGGGATGCTGACTGGGAGCTATGCTAACAACAATTTCGCCTCGGCGCTGGTGGCCGAAGGTCCGTTCATGCAGGGGAGGCTTGCTGAGCAATCGCAACGCAAAGAGCGAATGCGTGAAATGATCTTGAAGATGATTCGCTTGGGGGCTGGTAAGAGGCGGTTTGCGGCTGTTGGGTATGAATCCTGGGATTCGATCCGAGATGCGATTACCGTCGAAGTCATCCCGTCTCGGATCGTCCCGATGGACCCGCTCAAGACGTCGCAAGCCTTGGAGGTCCAAAAGCGAAACGGCTGGGTCTCGGACAAGACCTGTATCAACGAACTTGGACGCGATATCGACACAGAAACGGCCAACGGATTGAGGGTCGGTGGCGCGGAAAATCAACCCGGGGCCGGTGGTCAACCAGGAGCACAAACCAACGAAAACACAGGCGCAGCGGTTCCGGATCTTGGAAACGTTTCCAAAACCGAGCAGGAGCAGGGCGGCGAATGGCTCGGGATTACCACGGTTCAATGGCGGCGAAACCGCAAGGCGATCACTGACGTTTTGACTGATTTCGCCAGGGGCAAGCTCAAGCGGAATGTCGCGAAGGTTCTGCTTCGATCGATCGGCATTCCAGACAGGGGAATAGAATCGATCCTCGACGACGCATCGGACGGGCAAATCGATTCGATGCCACAAATGGAATCTCTGACCGAGGCCGAACGCAAGACGCTCAACAAGCCGTTCCGGACCTCCGGGGGGCCGAAGAAGTTTTCGGTCTACGTGAAGAACCAAAAAGGCAATGTTGTGAAGGTCAACTTCGGTGATCCGAAAATGCGGATCAAGCGCGACGACCCTGGAAGCCGGCGCGGGTTTCGGGCTCGGCATAACTGCCAAGACCCGGGGCCGAAGTGGAAGGCTCGATACTGGTCCTGTCGAATGTGGTCGAAGCCAAGCGTGACGAAGATCCTCAAGGAGTCTTTGGAGACCGGAGAGATTGGCTGGGACGGCAGAACGTTTGTTCGGGAGTCGTGGTTGTACAAGCAGAACCCAAGGCTGCTTGAAGTGCGCGACGGAGACGGTGACGGTCTGATCGATG